ATCAAATCTTTTGATACATATTTCAGATTTAAAAAAGGTACATTTAATATCTTTCTAGGGCATAGTAATGTAGGTAAAACTCATACTGTGCTTTTTTTTATGTTTTTATATGCACTTAAACATGATTTAAGATTTTTAGTATATGCAGGAGAAAATGAACCATACTCAATAGTAAAGAAATTAATTGAATATAAAGAGGGGATGCCCATCAACAAGATTGATGAGGAAAAGCTAAAAGAAGGAAGTAGATGGGTGGACTCTCATTTTAAATTAATTAGTATAGAAGAGCAATATACTTATAAGCAATTACTAGAGTTAGGAGAAACTATTAAAAAGAGTTGGGATTATCAGGGTTACTTTATTGATCCATATAACTCTTTATCTAAAGACAGAGATATGTATAGGTCATTAGGTGGTCATGAATTTGATTATCAAGCAGCATCAGATATGAGAACATTTTGCCACAAGACAGGAGTAGCTTTATGGTTAACAGCTCATGCACAAACAGATGCACTTAGAAAATTACATGGAGCACAACATGAATATTCAGGACATCCTATAGCACCAATGATGAGTGATTGTGAAGGTGGTGGAAAGTGGAGTAATAGATGTGATAACTTTATGGTAGTTCATAGATATATACAGCACAACTTAGATTGGATGGTTACACATTTACATGTAAGAAAAGTAAAAGATACTGATACTGGAATGATGCCAACAACATTAGATAGTCCAGTTAGAATAAGAAGTTTAGTAAACAATGTAGGCTTTAGTATAGAAGGAGATAATATGATAGAACTGATAGATGAACATACTGGAGAAAGCATATCAAAAGCATAAAACATGGATTTCAATATGCAAGTCTTTTGGTTTAGACTATCCTACATCTGAAGATTTAGTAATGGAGATGTATATTAAACTAGATTATATAACAAAAAAAGGAACTGATATAACCTATAATAAAGATGAGCTTAATTACTATTATATTTTTAAAATACTCTACACAATGTTTTTACAACTCAAAAAGAAAAGAGACAGAGTTAATTTTATTGATCAAGAAATGTTACATAACATTGAAGGTCAAGAGCAGGTACATTTTCAGGAAATTGAAAAAAGGTTTAACAATGAATTCAGTAAACTACATTGGTATGATCAGAAGGTATTTGAGATAGTAGCATCAGGAACTAAGATAGCAGAGTTGAGTAGGAAAACACAAATAACATATATTAGTTTATATAATACATATACAAAAGTGAAGAAATTATTAAAAAAGAAAATGGGGTTATGAAATTAGGAGATTTAGTAGAATTGATTATAAGAAAAATAACATTTGGTTATGGGAAAAAAATAGCTAAGTCTGTAGCTAAATTATTTGGCTATAAAGATTGTGGCTGTGATAAAAGACAAGAGAAGTTAAACAAATATATATTTACAAAAGATGGGATTAAGAAGTTATAAGGTATTGCTACAGCAGCAATTTACTCAGGAGGATTATATAGATTTTACTGGATTTAAAACTGCAATGGAAAAAGGTTTTACAGATAATGATTTAAAAATAGTTTACACTTTACATGCAAAGTATTTTGAACATAATTACATTGAGCCTTGTGGATGTGGTGGAGCTAAGAAGATGGACACTATAAACAAGTGGATTAGTGATTTAGAAAAAATATATAACAATGGTGTACAGACCAAAGAGTTATAGTAATACAGGTAACTGGAAAAAAGGAGAAATATCTGAAAAGAGATTTAAAGACTTTATGAATCAAATAGGAATAGGAGCATATAAAACACCAACTGACATAGATAAATATTATCATGTAGATTTTTATGTTGGAGTTAAAACTCCTGTAGATTTGAAAGGAGATAAATATACAGATGCTGTATGGTTAGAAAAAACTAATGTGTGGGGTGGTAAAGGTTCTTTGTTTGGATTTGCAAAATATATGGTTATTGAATATCTTGACATTAGATCTTATGTGTTTTATGATAGACTGGGATTAGTTAAGTACATTAAAAGATTTAAAGATGTATGTAAGAATAAATCAGACTATCATTGTTTATACACAAGAGAAGGAAACAAAGATGTAATAATTAAAGTAAGAGAATCTGATATAAGAGACTATGAAAAATACAGACTTCAATATTAATATACCTGACAAAAATATAGACAGAGAGTTGGTTAGCAAGAAACTAGACACTCTAAAAGACATGCAATATTTAGCTAATTCAGAAATAGTAAATCAGATGTTATTAGAATGGCAAAAGAAACAACCAACTAACAGTAAGTTAGAAATTTTTATAAATGCAATAATGCAGATACACTTTTATGTAACTGAATTGCAAAATGACAGACATCTTTTGATGTTAAGTATAGATGAATATAAAGCAGATAAATTAAGAGCAATTGATAGGGCAAGAAAAGCAGAAGCAAAAAAGGATTGAGCTTTCAGTAGATTTATTGTTAAGTGATGATTCAATATATCACAATGCAATGATAGAGCTAGAGGGTTTGTTTATAGATCAGATAAATGCAATGTTTATAGGATTTGATGCATTGCCTAATATGTATGAAGATATTTTAATAAATTTTAGTAACATGGATTTGTTTGGTCAGGTAGTATCAAAGAATTATCATGCAGCACATAACACACTTTACATTAACATAGAAATAAAATTAGAAGAATGAATATAACACTATTAGATGGTCAAACATATGACAGAGAAGATCTGATTAAAAAAGCATATAATGATGAGTTTTATTATGGTTACTTAGGTAAGTATGCCTTTAGCTCTACAACAATAAAACATCTGCTATCTTCTCCCAAGACATATAAACATATATTGAATTATGGACAAAGTGATGCACAACCTTTAAGAGATGGATGGCTTATGCATACTTGTGTATTAGAGCCACATGTATTTGAGGAGCAAATATTTATAGATGTGCAATCAAAGAATACAAAGAAATATAAAGAAGCTGTCAAAGAACATGGCAGGGTTTTTACTATGAAGGAAAAGAATGATGCAGAAAGATTGGCTGATGCTCTACTTAGGAATGAAATGGTGTTAGAGAAATTATCTGACTCAGATTTTGAAGTTGCTGAAATAGGTGAGATAGGATTTGATGATGGGATGAAGTTTCCATTTAGAGCAAAGGCTGATATTTTAGGAAACAACTCTAGCATGTATGATTTAAAATCTACAAGCTCATTACAGGGATGGAAGTATAGTGCTGATAAATTTGGATATGATGTGCAATGTTTTATTTATTGTCAGCTTTTTGATATACTACCTAATAGAATGGGATTCATTGTTATAGATAAAGGATCACTTGACATAGGATATGCAGAATGCAATGAAGAGTTTTACCTAAGAGGTGCAGCAAAAGTTAAAAGAGCTTTAGAGATTTATGAGGAATGGTTTATGCAAGAAGCTGATTTAGATCAATATTATATAAACATAGAATTATGAAACACTATATACCAAAAGAAGATTTAAGATACTATCTAAGAACTACAAAGAAAGATATAGAGTTCCAACAAAGAATACTCAGGTATTTATGTTATGGATTTCCATTTTGTACTCTTTGGGCTGTCTTTTTAATTAACTTTTTATTTTTTATATTTACTGGAAAGGCAGGATAGATGATGAAGATTTGTTGCAGATGTAATATAGAGAAACCAGTATCAGAGTTTCACAATAAAACAAGCAGCAAAGATGGGCTAGATAATAGATGTAAAGATTGTAAAAGAAATTACAACAAAGAGTGGACTAACAATAACAGAGAACATGTTAGGAAATACAATAGAGAGTTTACACAAAAGGTAAGAAAGAATCCAATAAACAGAATGTATAAAAATGTATTATCAAGAACATCTAAGTATAAAAAGAAAAAAGGAATAGTTACATTGAAAAGTTATGGTGAAATACTAGGATGTTCAAAACAGTATTTAGCTAAACACTTAGAGAGTAAGTTTGATGAGAATATGAACTGGAGTAATTATGGAAGTTATTGGGAAGTAGACCATGAGATAGAATTATTTAGATGTCATGATGTTCAGGACTTTGAATTAATAAATCACTTTACTAATCTAAGACCATTAGAAAAGAATAAAAATAGAATGAGAAACTATGAATAGAAAAGATTATCCAGTTTGGACAGGTGTAATAAATTATTTTCCTGATGCAATTATGGAAGTATCAAGAGTGAGTAAGATTGGAAATGATCAACACCATAAAGATAAACCACTCCACTGGGATAAAAGTAAAAGTACTGACCACTTAGATGCTTTGTCAAGGCATTTACTACAAGCTAAGAAGATAGATGAAGATGGATGCTTACACTTGTCAAAGGTAGCATGGAGGGCCTTAGCAGCTTTACA